ATACAAAAATAGAAGTTATTCTTGTTCAGTTAGTATGATGGGTGATGCCTTGATACAACCAACAATGTATTTTAACCTAAGACACGTACCAATGTTTAGCGGTCCATATATGATTACTAGTGTTAACCACAGTATTTCACCTGGTAAATTTGAAACAACATTTGATGGTATTAGACAACCAACTGCGTCTTTACCTAAAATTGATAATTATTTACAATCGTTAAAAACTAATTTATTAGAATCGATTAAAAACCAATTACAAACCACAACACAAAATAATCAGAAAAAACCAACCGTTAGTAACCAAAGCTCTAATGTCCAAGCGCAAGCGACAGGTATTATCGGTCAACTTACTAATCAAGACTCAACTAACCCAAATAGTGGTGGTAGTAATCTATGTGAAGTATTAAATGCGTATAGTGATTATTCAGTCTTAGATGGGGTATCCACTAAAGAGGTAAATTATCAAACAATGATTAATGAGGTAGTTACCTCAGTACCTACAAACATTCCTAATTACGATTTATTAAGATGTATTATTTTCTGTGCGATTTATATGAACTCTAAAAAATCTAATAGTAATTCATTATTAACAGGTGTTGAAAATAACTTCCTAGGTATTTCGATATCACCAGCTCAACAAACATCGTCTTGGGGACCATCAGGAAATGAGGCGTTTAAAAATAAAAAGTATTATTGTTCAACAACTAATATTGCTTACCCTATTTTTGAAAGTATCGGGTCATCAATCAATTTTATTAGTAATAGATGGAAAGACAGATTAAGTGGGTACGGTAAAAATAAGGTTGATATTACTAAATTTTTAGTGAAATTTAATAATGCTGCTGAATATAGAAAAGATGAGGTATATAATCAATTAAGTCAGACTGAAAAAGAAAACCTTGAAAAAATTGTTCAGTCAGCCATTGAAGTTTATGACCAAACCCCCAAATAATAATTTTTACATATAATAAGATATTTATTAAGAAACATTAGTTATGAACGTAAAATTAATTTTAGACAACTATTTAGGTAAAAATACCAGACACACTGAAAAAGATTTAGGTGATGGTACTAAACAAGTTTGTGATTTAGACACAGGTGACTGTTATACAGTTAGAATGAGAGATGGACTTATTGAACGTGTTGATAACACAATGACAAAAAATAAAAGAATCCAAGTTGAAACATCTCATGGTGTTAAACAACTTTTAAATGGTTAATAGAAATGAGAAAAGTTGACGACAGAATACTTTCAGAAATCTCTAGATATAGAGAAATAAATACCTACATTATGGAACAAGATGCGGAGTTACCTCCACCACCTGCAGTAGACCCTGCGGCAGCACCACCGGCTGACCCAGCAATGGCCGCTCCTGATGCTATGGGAATGCCACCTGTAGACCCTGCAATGGGCTCAGTTCCACCACCACCCGCAGAACCTGCAACAACAGAACCACAACCTGTGGATGTTGCTAATGACCCTGACGTTGAAAAGGTTGGTGAAGAAAAAGACAAGACTGAAGAGATTGATATTACTGATTTAGTTAAGTCACAAAAAAATGTTGAGAAAAAACAAGAAGAGTATTTTGACAACTTGTTTAAACATCTTACCGATTTAGAATCTAGACTTGGGGAGATGGACAATATTATGACAAAACTTAACGACCTTGAAATGAAGGTTGAGAAGTATAGAACCAAAACACCTCAAGAAAAACTTGAACTAAGAACATTAGACTCAGGTCCTTACAACCAAAAATTATCTGATTTTTTCCAAGATAAAGAAGAAGAGATGGAAAAATCGGGAAAAAATGAATATGTTTTAACTCAAAATGAAGTTGAGGACTATTCAAACTCGGACATCAAAAAATCTTTTAGAGATTTTGGTGACGAAAAACCGGATGATAGTATTATTAATGTTAGATAAATAAAACGGTCTTCGGACCGTTTTTAGATTTGACAAACCCACGGCTGACACTTATACTTTAGTAAACAATTAAAATCTATATATTATGGCGACAAATTCATTAGACGCAGTACTTGCACAGTACGAACAATCAAAACAAGGTAGTTCTAGTTCATCTTCCAAGATGTCCCAAGAAGACAGAATGAAGAAATACTTTGCGGCAATCCTTAAGGATACCGAAAAACAGGGACAAAGACGGTTGAGAATCCTTCCGACCGCAGATGGTTCTTCACCATTCAAAGAAGTATGGTACCACGAGATTCAAGTGGACGGTAAATGGCAAAAGTTTTATGACCCAGGAAAGAACGACAATGAGCGTTCACCATTGAACGAGGTTTATGAAGAACTACGTTCAACAGGTAAAGATGCTGATAAGGAACTTGCTAAACAATATCTTTCTCGTAAATTTTACATTGTTAAAGTTATTGACCGTGACGCAGAAGACGAAGGAGTAAAATTCTGGCGTTTCAAACACAACTACAAGAACGAAGGTATTCTTGACAAAATCATTCCAATTTGGAGAGCTAAAGGTGACATCACAGACCCTGATAACGGACGTGACATTATCCTTGAATTGACAAAGGCGAAAACTCCTAAAGGTGCGACCTACACCGTAATTCAAACCATCATGTATGATGACCCAGCTCCTGTTCATGAGGACAAAGACTTAGCTAAGTCTTGGATTGAAGATGAGTTGACTTGGGAAGACGTATACTCTAAAAAACCTGTTGAATACCTTGAAGCAATTGCTCGTGGTGAGACTCCACGTTGGGATTCTGAAAAAGGTGGATACGTTTACGGAGACTCAACTTCAGGTGAGATTATGTTAGGTGGTGACGAAGCTTACGCTGACCCACAGGTTAACGCTGAAGTAGACGAAGATTTACCATTCTAAATTTAATTATAAAAGCATGGACACTAGCATATACAATGTGTCCATGCTTTCTTATTTTTAGGTAATAACAATATTATACATAGACAATGGCAATTAAGAAAAATGATTTTAGTACTCTGAAGAAGAAGTTCTCTACTTCAGCTAAGTACAAACCCCAACGTTTCTTTGACTTGGGTGAGGAGTTTTTGGATGCCGTTGGTTTACCCGGACCTGCTATCGGACATTTGAATATGTTCTTAGGACACTCAGATACTGGTAAGACAACAGCGTTAGTTAAAACAGCTGTGGATGCACAGAAAAAAGGTATTTTACCTGTGTTTATCATCACGGAACAAAAATGGTCTTTTGAACACGCGAAACTTATGGGTTTTGAATGTGAAGAAGTTGTTGATGAGTCGACAGGTGAGTTGGATTGGGATGGTTTCTACATCTTTAATAACAACTTTGACTACATCGAACAAATTACTGACTACATCAATAGTTTGTTAGATGCACAAGAAAAAGGTGAGTTGGATTATAGTTTATTATTTTTATGGGATTCAGTTGGTTCTGTTCCTTGTAAGATGACTTACGAAGGTAAGGGTGGTAAACAACACAACGCATCAACATTGGCGGACAAAATCGGTATGGGTATCAACCAACGTATTTCAGGTTCACGTAAGGCGGACTCTAAATACGAAAACACTTTGGTTATCGTTAACCAACCTTGGGTTGAATTACCTGATAACCCATTCGGTCAACCAAAAATCAAAGCTAAGGGTGGTGAAGCAATTTGGTTGAACTCATCATTGGTATTCCTATTTGGAAACCAAAAAGGCGCTGGTACAACTAAGATTACCGCAACCAAAGACAAAAGAACCGTTAAGTTCGCATCAAGAACCAAAGTGTCGGTATTGAAAAACCACATCAATGGACTTGGTTATGAAGACGGTAAGATTATCGTAACACCTCACGGATTCATTGCGGGTAAAGAGGCTTCTGAAGAGAAAGCGTCAATTGAAGCGTACAAGAAAGAGTATGCTGACTATTGGAAAGAGATTATCGGTACTGATGGTGATTTTGATTTAAGAGAAGAAAAAGAGTAAGTAGAACCATTAAATAAACTGTAGTGATTAAAACGTTAATAATTGACGGAAACAATCTTTTTAAAATTGGGTTTCATGGTGTAAGAGATTACTTCCATAATGGAAAACATATTGGAGGGACTTGGCACTTCATAAACACAATTAGACGGTTTATTGAAGAGTACAATTACGACAAGGTCGTAGTTTTTTGGGATGGTGATAGTAATTCTTCCGCAAGAAAGACTATCTACCCCCAATACAAAGAACATCGTAGAAACGATATGAATGAGTTTAAAATGGACTCATTTCAAGAACAGAAGGAGAGGGTAAAACAATACCTCGAAGAGATGTTCGTAAGACAAGTTCTCATTGACAATAATGAAGCTGATGACCTCATCGCTTATTACTGTCAAATTTCTGAGAACGAACACAAAACAATTTTTTCAGGTGATAAAGATTTGACACAACTTATTTCAGATAAGGTGTCAATCTATTCACCAAATTCAAAAAGATTCTATAAGAAGGGGGATAACATCAAATTACACGACATTGAAGTTCCACACGATAACATCAAGACCTGTAAGGTTTTAATGGGTGATAAGTCAGATAATATCGATGGTATCTACTTCTTGGGGGAGAAAACATTTGTGAAATTATTCCCTGAGGTACTTGACGAAACAGTAAGTGTCACCGATATTTTGACTAAGGCGGAAAGCCTTCTGAAAGAAGACAAAGAAAACAAAGTATTACAAAACCTATTAAGTGGAAAAACTAAAAGTGGTATATTCGGAGAAGAATTTTATACAATCAATGAAAAGATTGTCGATTTGTCAAACCCCCTTATTACAGATGACGCTAAGGAATTAGTGGAACTTTATTACCGTGAGAGTCTTGACCCTGACGGTAGAGGATACAAGAACCTAATCAAAATGATGATGGAAGATGGGTTCTTTAAATATCTACCAAAAGGAGACGACGCTTGGGTATATTTTTTAAAACCCTTTTTAAAACTAACAAGAAAAGAAAAACGTAAATTCAAACAAGTAAAATAAAAAAAAATAATTATGAAAGAGCAAAACGAAGCAACGAAACTTGAGTTTTTGATGATGGTCAATGACAACATTATTGTTCAACGATTTTTTAACGTTAGGGATTTCAACCCTAAAGCAAAAAGTTCGATGGACTTGTATCATTTAATTAGACAATTCTCAAACGACATTGAGTATCAACTTAAGATGAAAACTGTGGTCTATATGATGGACAATATGGATGAAATCATGACAAACCCAACTATGTTAGAAACATCTTATACGGACGGTCCTGAACATATTAACATCTTTGTGAAGCAAGGAGACATGACAATTTGTCACCGTCAGTTTAACGCTAAAGTATACCCTCCGAAGGTAAGATATACCGTGGACGTACGCCCACACCTAAAAAATTTACTAATGTCTTTGACTGACATTTTTTCATCTAAAAATTTAACATTGGAATATATGGGTGTTCCTCTAACTGTCTAATATTTATCTTTACACTAACAGAGAAACACTATGGCGTCAAACAAAAATTTTGAATATTTGGGTAGCGGATTTCAGCTACAACTATTAAACCAACTTATCATTGATAAGGAGTTTGCAAGAACAATTATTGATGTTCTTGAGGTAAATTACTTCGAGAGCAAGTACTTCAAACTCATCGTTCAAATGGTGAAGGAGTACTATGTAAAGTACGAGCATACACCTACGTTTGATACCTTAGAACAAATTACAAAATCAGAATTACAACAAGAATTAGCATCAAAAATTGTTATTGATACGATTAAGAAGATTAAAGATGTTAATGTTGAAGGAGGACTATTCGTTCAAGAGAAAGCACTTAAGTTCTGTAAACAACAAGAACTACAAAAAGTGATGAACAAAGCTCAAAAAATCATCGACGGTGGTGAATTTGAGAATTACGATAAGGTTGAACAACTTGTGAGAAACGCTCTCCAAGTCGGACAACGAGAAGACGGACAGTCTGATGTATTTGCTAATTTGGATGAGGTGTTAAACGAAGACTATCGTCACCCAATCCCTATGGGTATCCCTGGTATTGATAGACTTTTAAAAGGTGGATTAGCAAAAGGGGAAATCGGTGTTGTGTTAGCACCGACAGGTGTAGGTAAATCTACACTACTAACAAAAATTTCAAACCACGCTTTCAACTTGGGTTACAATGTATTACAAATCTTTTTTGAGGATAACCCAAAAATTATTCAAAGAAAACATTTCACATTATGGACGAAAATTCATCCTGATGAACTATCTTTGAAGAAAGATGAGGTTATGGCTAAGGTTCACGAGATTAAAACCACGATGCCAAACAAGTTAATCTTGAAGAAACTACCATCAGATACTATGAGTATGTTACAAATCAAGAATCAAATCAGAAAAATGATTGCCGACGGTATTAAAATTGATATGGTACTATTGGACTACATCGACTGTGTGGTTCCTGATAGAAACTTAGGTGATGAGTGGAAGTCTGAAGGTTCTGTGATGAGAGCATTTGAAGCTATGTGTCACGAATTGGATATCGTTGGGTGGACTGCAACTCAAGGTAACCGTCAATCAATTTCATCTGACGTTGTAACAACAGACCAAATGGGTGGTTCTATTAAGAAGGCTCAAGTTGGTCACGTAATTATCTCTGTGGCTAAGTCACTACAACAAAAAGAGATGAAGTTGGCCACAATAGCGATTACTAAATCACGTATCGGTGATGATGGGGTTGTTTTTGAAAACTGTAAGTTCGACAACGGAATGTTGGAGATTGATACTGAAAGTTCAGTAACATTCTTGGGTCTTGAAGAACAACAAGAAGAACGAAACAGACAACGAATCAAAGATTTGATGGACAGAAGAAAACAAAAAGAACAAACTAAAAAAGAAGAAAATAATAATTAAGATTATGGAAAACATATTAAAAGAAAATCCTAACAGATTTGTTATCTTCCCTATTGAGTACAACGATATTTGGGAATATTACAAACAACACCAAGCAGCGTTTTGGACGGCTGAGGAAATTGACTTAACAGGTGATATTAGAGATTGGGAAAACCTATCAGATAACGAAAGATATTTTATTAAGAACGTATTATCGTTCTTCGCGGCATCAGATGGTATTGTGAATGAAAACTTGGCGGAAAACTTCCTTAAAGAAGTACAATATCCTGAGGCTAAGTTCTTCTACGGATTCCAATTAATGATGGAAAATATCCA